CAAAGACTTACCACAATACGCTGATTTTGTAGCTAATATCCGATCAGAATGGGAAAAACTTGCAGAATTAAGATTAGAGCGAGTAGCATTAGATGCCTCTCCGAATCGTGGCGCAGCTGAAAGCTTCTTTTCTGACATTAGAGAAGGAAAAGGAATAGGATCGGCTTTTAGTAGTCTTGGATTAAATATCATGACAAAATTTGTTGAGGGTATTACCAAGCCTGCTATCAATGCCCTAACTTCTGCTATCGATGGTTTTACTAAACCAATAACTCAGGCATTTGAGTCAGTATTTAATGCAATCATCGGGCCAGTAGGCAATTTCTTCTCTAACGCCCTAAACAGTATCTTTAAACCAGCAGGTAACATCTTTTCTTCTATTTTTGGTGGCGGTGGCGGAGGTGGCTTATTTAACGGGCTACTTAGTGGAATAACAGGGATTTTTAGTGGGGGACTAGGCGGACTTGGTTCGATTGGGTCACTTGGTAGTATAGGAGCCTCTAGCTTTGCTTCTGCTCCGGCTTCTGCCTTTTCTCTAGGTACAGGATTCAGCCTATTTAGTGATGGTGGGAAAGTTGGAGATGCCAATGTTCCGATAGAGAAAAATATCATTTCAGCTTTTCAGCGCGAACGAGCAATGTCGGGAGGCCGAAAACCTCGCTTGATCGTAGCTAATGAAGACGAATTGGTTCTTAACCCTAAAGAAACAGAAGCATATCTAGACTACAGAAATAATGCTCCTATTAAGAACTATGCTAATGGGGGATTTGTCGGGGGTAAGCCTAATTACTCCACAACTTCAAATAACAATAGCTCTAATCAGTCTTTGGTAATTAATAACACCAATAATGTGACTGTAGAATCACGGAATGATATGGGTTATAGTTTGAATCAATTGAAAGAACGGGAAAATACACAAAATGAACGAACTAAAAAACGATTCTTTGGGTAATCAAATTGTTACCGAAGCTCTTGAATGGCTCGGTACTCCTTGGTTTCATGGTCAATCGCTTAAAGGGATTGGAACCGATTGTGTAGGATTTATCGCTGGCGTAGGGATTGAAGTCGGATTCTTGCCCCATGATTTCATTATTGAAAACTACGAACGGATTCCCCGGAATAACTTCTTAGTCAAATTCCTTGATCGGTTACTAGATAGAGTTGAAGGTGATTTGTGTAAAGGAGATATTTTGATGTTTTATAAGTCAGGAGTAAATGGTCATGTGGGGATTTATCTGGGAGATGGTGAGTACGTCCATGCTGATTCAATAAATGGCGTGATGAAGACCTATATTCATGAATACCCGCCTGCACTAATTTATCGAGTACCTGCTTCAGGAGTGGTAAAATCATAGAAAATTACGATAACCCCGATGAGAAAGATTGCTTTAAGCTTATTGTTTTTAGGAATGATGCCTACCGTGGCACTGTCTCTCGATACTCAAACTCAAGAGATACTTGAGAAAAGAACTTGTCAGTATCTTAAGTCTGGACTGACACTGGGAGAAACTATGGGAGCGATTAGTTCTGCTGTTTTTCCGTACGCAACAGCAAGAGTAGGGACGGGGACAGGATCAGGATCAGAAATACTGTATATTTTGCGCGATGAAATTGTGAGAGGTCAAACAGAAGCAATCCTTGTCAACGCCAAAAAAAGATGTCCAGAGTTTTTTCTGCGTAACTGAGAGGTAATGCCGTGGGAAGTTAGATTGTATTTCGATTGTTAATAGGGTTATTAACAATCGAAACCGTTACCCTGTAAAGGTTCTAGACTTTGTTGATGCTGTTAATACTGTATAGAGGAAAAAAGAAAATAGGGTAAAAAGGAAAGACAGCCTCAGCAATAAGAGCGTAAAAAAATAATATCGGGGGATAGCGTTAACAGTATTAACAAAGTCTAGAAGCTATATATATCAAGGGTTCTATTGTTAATAACAATATCTACAATCTAACTACAAACTAACAATGACTGCCAGCATAGGACACTAAAAAAGAAAGAGGATTATTTTAATCCTCTTTCCCTGATTATTTCTTCCTACTGACTAGAATCGTCAAGCAACTATGTGAAATGGTACAATTGTAGCAATGCCCCCGTTAGTACCGGGGGACTAACCACATTACCTGAACAAGAGGCCAATATGGCTATTGAAATAGTATCACAGAATGATTGTCTTGTCGTTGATTCTCGTTTGATTGCTGATGAGTTGGGGATTGAACACCGCGCCTTGCGTCAAACCATAGAAAAATACATTGACGAGATTCAAGAGTTTGGAGTTGTCGCATTTCAAATGTCGAAACCCCTAGAAGGCTCTAGCGGCGGTCGTCCTGAGCGTTACTGCTACCTGAATGAAGAGCAAGCAACTTTTTTGATGACACTGTCTCGAAATACTTCGCAGGTCATTGCTTGTAAGCGCAACTTAGTCAAGGCATTTAGTCAAGCAAAGCAACTTATCAAAGAAGTAATCCCCGCTCAAAGTGGACGTATTCGAGAATTAGAACTTGAGTTAGAACTGACAAAAGCCAAAACCTATTATATGGATCGGCGTGACGCAATTCGATTAATACATGGTGCTGAGGTTTTAGCCTTGTTAGATGGCCGTCCAGATATTGTGATCGAGAAGGTTGAAAAAGTCACCGAGACAATTATCTGTAAAAACGGACGAAACGTGAGTTTTGAGGGTCGTTCTACTGCTGAGTTAGGGAAAGAACTAGGATTCAAGTCTGGAAGAGAGTTAGAGCGTTGGTTAGAGAAGAATGGACACTCTCATTTAGTGTGTCAGGGGTTGCGAGTTAATCAAGCATCCTATGTCCCCACCGAAAACCTCAAGGAAGTTAAGCAGCTTTTTTCTAAGGCTAGAAACCGTCAACTGTTAATTGGGGAATAAAGTTAAAAGTGCCAGTTCACAGACCGGCACTTTTAATGTTAGCTATTCTGACAACACTCTTGAGTATCAGTCATCGGGTAAACTTCTAATCAATTCCCGGACTACATCGGTTATTGACCGCTTCCGGGTTTTACAGTAGTTTTTTAGCTTTTTCTCTTCTGATTCTGATGTACGGACGTTAAGAGGATAATAATTTTTATCTGACATTTCTAGTAGGCTTATGGTAGATTTAAGTAAGTCAAATATAGTTTAGCACCTTTTTCTACTATAAGTTATGTTTAATTCCCGATCTAATTATGTTAAATTTACCGCTTGGACTAACTTAGATAGTTGCAATATATCGCAAGAAAGATTACTTACAAAAGAAATTTTGATCGCAATTACTTCTGAATTAGCCAAAAAGTCTGGTAAATTTGACGACACTAGCTATTGTTCTGTTTTAGTTGCCCCAGAGATTTTTGAAAAATTTCTTATTACTAATACAGGATCAAATTATACGGTTCAGACTGTTGATGTACTAAGGCTATTAGAATGCTGGGAAGCTATAGGGTTTTCTTTTTATATTGATACGCACCCATAAATGTTTAGAGTGTGGATGTACTTTACCCAGAGATGTGGCCGCCGCAATCAACATCTTAGGGAAAGCAGACTTCGTAAGAAGCTACCCGGCTTGTACCGGGGAAGTTAAGCCTCTGAAGGATTTCGATAAGGAATCAGCGCAGGAGGAATTACTTGACAAGTCCAGCCGATTGTTACTTGGCGAAGAAACCCTCGAAACCTTACTGGTTTTGACCTCCGAGCCAGTGACACCCAAGAAAAAAACAAGGAAAAGGTCGATCCACTCGCAACCCGCGCAAACAGTCAACGCAGGCTATACGCAGCTTACACTCTGGGAGACTGGGTAACAATCGGCTTGACTTGTTAAGTAGATTGCAAGAAAGCAGTGGCTACCTAAGTTTATAGATTCTTTACGAGTAACAATCGGCTTGACTTGTTAAGTAGATTGCAAGTCGACATAGATGCAGCCTATCCCGACTTAACCCCAAGTAACAATCGGCTTGACTTGTTAAGTAGATTGCAAGACAGGGTAAAGGCTATTTATCGCTTAATCATGGTATTTTGTAACAATCGGCTGGACTTGTTAAGTAGATTGCAAGAGTGTTATATTTGTCCATAATAAGTAAAATATTTTGTAACAATCGGCTTGACTTGTTAAGTAGATTGCAAGAACATCTATACTCACTCCCGTCTCGATTACGGGGGGTAACAATCGGCTTGACTTGTTAAGTAGATTGCAAGGAAACAAATACAAGACAAGGCAAGGCAAACTAAGGCAAGAAAACAAAACAAAACTTTAAAACCATGCTACAAATTAT